AAGATAGGCAATAGTATAGGAGTTATAATCCCTTCAGAAGCTGTTAAATGTTATAACATAGGAGATGAAATTGATGTAATTATTGCTGATAATGTTATAACATCTACCAATAATGTTATAACAAAGAGTGATAATGTTATAACAGACAAGGGAAAGAAGCTGTTATTTGATGCTAAGAAAGGAATATATAAAAGAATATAGAGCCAATTAAAGCCAATTAGAGCTAATAAGCTAATATAATACTATTTTAAGCTAATATAAGCTAATATAAGTCGTGCAATATACCTTAAGCGACATATAGATAGGGGGGAGCCCTCCGATATGAATTGGGAGATGTATATATTACTCTCCTCCCGAATTTTAGGAAATACCACAGGGAATAAGGTTAAATAAGAATAAAATAAGTAATAGAATAATAGGCAAATAATAGATAAATAATAGACAAATGTTAGAGAAAGCTAAGAAAATGGGTCGCCCAAAGAAAACGATAGAAGGAGAGATGGAAAAAGAACTTAGGTCTATTATCAACGAAGCAGGGGCGGCAAGAGATAAAGTAGCAGCTATTGCTCTTCTAAAGAAATTTATAGATGACAAGACAGCTGTAAATCACGAAGGAAGGAATAGCGTTACAAAGACGGTGGTTGATGTTGATAAACTCAAACAAGTCACTGGATTTAAACCACACGAGAAACAACAGGCGATTTTAGATGCTAAAACACACGAGATAGTGGTTTGTGCAGGAAGACAGGCAGGTAAGTCAATGTTATGTGCTTTTATCGCTCTATATTACCTCCTACACGACAATACAAAGATTTGCTTAATAGCACCCACCTATGAGCTTACAGACAGGATTTTACACTATTTAAGAATATGGGTGGCGAGATATTTTAATAAAGAGATAAGGGTATCTACAAAGATACCACAGAAGGTAAGAACTACTTGGGGTTCGTATATTGAATGTAGGTCAACAGAGAACCCAGAGGGTATTTTAGGAAGAGGATTTGACCTGATATTAGTTGATGAGTGTGCCAGAATATCGGAAGATGTCTATCAGACATATATTGTTCCTGCTTCTGGTATAGCATTAGGTAAATACTTCTTTATATCTACTCCACAAGGAAGAGATTGGTTCTGGAGAGCTTGGATACAAGCCAAAGAAAAAGGTGGAGCATTCCAATTTTCATCATTTGATAACCCATATTTTAGTAAAGAGAAACTGGAACAGGAAAGGAAAAGACTACCAGAGTTCATCTTTAGGCAAGAATATATGGCAGAGTTTATGGAAAGTGCTATCGTATTCCAAAGGATAGACACTTGTTTGGATAAAACCATTAATTTTCCACAAGAATTTAATGAAAGCCATCTATATTCAGTAGGAATAGACTTGGGTAAATATGATGATTTTACAGCAGTTACTGTCGTAGATAGGTCAACAAATACAGTTGTAGAGTTTCAAATGTTTCAAGGTGATTGGGAGTCCCAGTTTCCGAGAATAAAGGATATTATAGACCATTATGGGGAACCGATGGTATGGGTTGACTCAACAACTGCTTCTGCTGGAGATGCTTATGTAGAGCAGCTACAAAGAGAAGGATATAACGTTACTGGGTATAAAATACAGAGCAACGTATCTAAAAGACAGCTTATTGAGAAATTAGTTATCCTGATACAGAATAGTGCGATAAAGATACCAGATAATGAATACACGCAGGACTTGATAGACCAGATTAGAGCATTCGGATTTTCAAGGAACCCATCTGGGGTCATAACATATCAAGCACCACAGGGATTAAAAGACGATGCAGTTCTCTCTTTAGCACTTGCTTGTTATGAACTGGAAGAACAGCCGTTGGGTGAATATCAAGACCTGACAAAAGAGATTATTAAGTTTCCAGAGCAAGATTTTGAATAATATTATTAAAAAAGACGTTAAACATTATAAAGACAAAATATGATAATTAGAAATAAAACAGCGTTTTTACAAAATATACCAGGATTAACATATCTATTTGAACCATACGAAGAAAAGGTTATAGATGACCAGAACGACTTAAAATATGTCAGAACCAATTTGAATCCTGACATTTTTGAAGTTGTAGAGGCAAAACCAATAGAGCAAGAAATAGAAGTAGAGCCAGAAATAGAGCAAGAAATGGAGATAGAAGTTCAAACACCAAAAGTAGAAGATAAACCAGTTTTCACTTGTGAAATATGTGGAAAGGTTTGTAAATCAGAAATAGGGCTAAGGGGTCATCAAAAAACCCATAAAAAGAAATGAAACTTGAATATATACCAACAGATAGCGATTTAAGGGCTATCCAAATAATAAAAGACGAAAAGACCAGCTGGGAAGACGGAACTTGTTTTGTTACAGACAACAAGAGCTACAAAATGCTTGGAAGTGATGGTATTATTCAAAAATCAAGAAAAAACTATCTTGGTTTATTTGAAAATGATATAGACCCGCTTACTGGGAAGAAAAAGATGTTTGTTCCTATGACAGAAGATATGGTTGAATCTATTGTTAAAAATATAGATATTGATTCGGCTGATATAAATGTAAGGGCGACAAATCAAAATGGAACATCTTCAGCAACTATCATAGAATACCTCTTAAAGTATTTTATGAGAAAGAACTTCTTTGGAGAATTACTTAATGAGATGATAAGAATTTTCTGTATAGATGGAACTGTTGTTCTGAAGACGTATAGGAATATAGACAGAAAACTTAAAAAGCAAGTTATCAAATCTAAAATAGTTGATTCAACTAACTTTTTAATAGACCCGACAGAAGAAAACATACAAGATGCTGGAGCTGTTATAGAGAGAAATGTTCTTAAATTATCAGAAGCACAAAAATACCCTTGGGATAATCTTGATTATCTTGAAGGTTCTAATAATATAGGCAAATTAGGGATACTTGATGGAATAAACACTCAAGGAAAAACACAAGTTCCTTATGTTGAAATATTTGAAAGATGGGGAGAATTACCACTTTATTGTATAACTGGAAAAGATAAAGATGCTGATACTTGGGTAGATACTGTAGCGATAATTTCTAATATAGATAATAATCCAATAGTTCATAAGATAGCACTTAATAAATCTGGTATTAAACCATATGAGGAGTGTAGATTCAGAAAGATATTTGGAAGATGGCACGGCAGGGGTGTTGGAGAAATCCTAATGAAATTACAGGCATATCTAAATGAAACAATAAATTTAAGGTTAAATAAAGCAAGGGTATCTCAAATAGGGCTATTCAAATACAGAAAAGGTTCAGGAATTACCCAACAGCTTATATCATCTCTTATTTCTGGTGGGGCAATACCAGTAACCAGAATGGATGATATACAAGAATTAGCCATATCAGATATAAAGGCATCTTCATATCAAGACGAACAGAATATATATAATTGGGGACAGAGAGCTACTGGCTCTTGGGATGTTGGAAGAGGAGAAGCCCTACCAGTATCTCAACCAGCCACTACTGCTGTTTTACAGGAGAGAGGAATGAGAAGTGGGTTTGATTTAATTCAGGAGGGTCTCGGAATATTTCTATCAAGATTATTTGAGAGGCATATTATTCCTCTAATAATAGAGATAGTTAAGGACAAAGAGGTTATTTCAATTATCGGTTCTGCTAAGGAATTAAAGGAAATAGACGAGAATGTAATAAATAACAAAATAAATGAAATCATAGTTAATAGCTTAGCTTCTGGAAAAGGAATACCACCAATAGGATTTCTTGAAAAAGTAAAAGAAATGATGAAGCAGGGATTGGCTGTCTTTAAGAAAACAAGATACATTTCTATTACAAAGAGTGCTTTGGAAAAATGGGAATATCAGGTTGAGGTTATTATAACAAACGAGGCATTTAATAAGGCAGTTATAGTTAAACAGCTTAACGATATGTTATTAACCTATTCAAGGATACCAGGAATAAATATAGATATTGATGCTATCTTTAAGGAAATACTTGACCTTATGGGTATTGGCGGAGCAAGATTCTTAAAAATGAAAGAAGAGGTTGCTGGGACAGCACCAGCTACAAATGTTCCTGAGGTATCACAAACAAGACCACTTGAAGAAACTGAAATGGCAGGTGAGGCAATGACACAAGAAAGATATGGAAGATAATGTTTTAAGCACATATAACGATAACAGCAGAAAGAACTCAATGGGAAAGGGTGTTGTAAAAAAAGATAATAAACCTAAATGGTTAAAAAATGAAAAAACCATCACCAGAAGAAATAAGAGAACTCGTTAAAAAGGAAGCATTTCAATGGTATTTAGAAAGATTGGCTTTCAGAATGAACCAGATAGATACTGTAAGGAATATAAATAAAGATAATCTTGAGGAGGCGTGGGCTTCAAGAATGGCAATAGAAATAATAGAACAGACATTAGCAGATATTTATCAAGACGGAGAGATAGAAAAATACCAAAAGAAAGTAGTTGAAAATGAAGATAATATAGTGAAAGCGTTGAAAGACATAGATTACTAAGAATACTAAAAGTATTAAAGGTCAAAGGGGAACCTCACCCTGTAATGAGGAAGTAAGTTCTTTGCAACAAAATGGCAAACGAAACAAACCTATCATCTACCAACTCTGAAGAGTTAGAGCTTGACTCTCCAGAAGGAGAGGAAGATGTTTCTACAGACGAAACTAATGGTGGTGAATCCACCAATGCTTCGGAGAAGGAGATTGATATGGAAAAAATTGAGAAAGTCACGGGTAGGAAATTCAAAGATTTAGGAGACTTTGAAAAACACTATAAAGAACTTTCAAGTTTCGTTGGGAAAAACCCAAAAGAGTTAAAGGAAAAGGCAGAATCTTTTGATAAAATAATGGCTGATGCAAATCACGCTATCAAAGAATCAAAAGAAGGAAAGTCTGACCTTAACGAAAATGAGATTTCCCAACTTAAAAAGAAAGTTGAAGAAATGGAGTTTATCAGAGATTATCCTGAGTCAAAAACCCACCTTGATATAATTTCTTCCTTTGCAAAAGGCAAAAATATCTCCCTTAAAGAAGCATACGAAGACCACTTAAAAGATTTAATATCTTCTAAGTCGGAGTCTGAAAAAGCTAAGGAGCAGGAACAATTTATAGGAGTAGAAAGTAAAGGAAGATTATCGCAAGGCAGGTCAGTAAAAATAAACGAAATAGCCCAAAGAGTTATCAAAAGTAATTCTGATGAGGCTAAGGAAGACCTCGTAAGAGAATTCTTTAAAAAATAGTTTATACTGACTGCTATAAGGGTAATCTAAAACTATGGCAGCAGATAATATTCTAAGGACATATAGCGATGCGTCAAGAAAAGATTCAGTATTGCCGTTAGTAGAAATATTAACAGCGAAAGAGAATTATTTCTTAACAAATCTTGGTAAAACCAAAGCTACCGACCCAGTCCACTCCACATTAACAGACACTTTGGAAACAGCCGCCTCTGGAGCAGTCGCCGAAACAGGTGACTTCAGCTACGGAGAGTTAACTACACCAACTAGGCTTACTAACCTTGTTCAGTTCATTGCTAAACCCTTTAGGGTTTCTTGGGCTCAAAGCGAGGCACAAAAGTATACCAACGAAGATGAGTTGACAAGGCAGACAACCAAAGCTATTGCTAATTGGGGAAACTCAGCAGAGTACGACTTGGTTAGAAGTACGTTAACTTCAGGAGCTTCTGGAACTACACCAAAGATGAACGGTATAATCGCAGCTATCAGCAAATCATCTAATACTACAGCTCATTCTTCTGGAACAGTATTTTCAGCTTCAATTCTTAAAGGATTGATGAAAGAAAATTACGACAACGGAAAGGGAGAAGTAGCTACAGATTTGTTTGTTGGTTCTTATCTGAAAACTGTAATT